AAAAAAGAAAAACCATAGGAAGTACAGGCCGAAAATGCAGCGGCAGCAGGCCAGACCAGAAAGCCCGATTGTGCAGCGGATGAAGCTAATAAACCAGTTAGCACCACACGTGGCGGATGCAAGCTGCATCAAAGAGAGAATAGAGCAGAGGAAGGAGCGTGAAGGGAATGGAAGTGTTGGGAATGCTGGCAGCAGCAATATGGTGGTTCATTAAAGCGATGGCAATGATAGTTTTGTTAGGCGTTGCACTGGGGGTTGCTCTTCTGGTGCTGATAGTTGCCAGGGAAGTTGCATGGGTAATTCGACAGGGAAATAAAGAAAAAATGGGAATGGAGGAAGACGAAGAATGAAAGAAGCAAGATTTGAAGCAGTATGCCCGGTGGAAATCGGTGATAAAGTGATTTTAGTTGATGGCAGCAGGATGGCAGCGGGGAACATTCCGCAGGGAAGGTTATTTGTCTTTGAAGGACCGAAGGAACACACCATAACAGATATTGCTGCGGTTCACTATGTAAAGTCTGGAACAGTGCAGTTCATGTATGAACTGGATGGAAATGGAAAGTACACCCATATAGAGTTTTAAGGTATATACTTACGCAAGTATACATATTTCACAAATATACTTGCGTAAGATTGTTTATTCTGCCGATTGCAAATATACTTGCGCAAGTATATAATGAAATCATCAAAGGAACACAGAATAAACGGAGGTAGAAGGATGGAGAAAAAAGAGTTTGATAAACTGGTGGGAATTGAAACTGACCCAAAGTGCTATGAAAGAATAGAATTTGTCTACATGAACAGTGACAAGTTTCAGACCAAACAGGACATAGCAGAGTTTTACAAAGAAAAGGATATGAACGGTATTGAAGCAGAATACAGGGAGATTACAGAAGCCATATACCGTGATGAAGCATTTAAAATTTTTGTTTCAGATTTGGCATACTATGCCAGGGATTTAAACAGTCATATAAAACAGCATTTAGCAGATACCATGCACCAGATATTCGGAGATAAAACGGTTGTGAAAATGCTTTCGGAGTATAGGGAACGGAGAGAAAAAGAATTTGACGAACTGACAAAGAAATTTGAATGGTCCGCCAGGTATGGGGAGAAACAAACGTGGGGCGCTTCCTGCTTAACACATTCAGACAGCTACAAAGAAGTTATTGCAGATATGACATACAATGAATGGTGGCATGAACACGCTGACGATTTTCAATAGATTACAGGCTGGGCCAGCGGCCAGACGGGCAGGAGGTTTTCAGATGAATGGTACATGGAAAGCGGATGAAATATTGCTGACGGATGCGGATATACAGAATATTAACAGCCAGGCCGGAAAACTGAAATGGCATGAGGATAAAAGCCAGAATTTCCGTGGGAACTGGACCCAGATGGTATTCAAGTTTGATAATTCTTCTTATTTGTTTCGGTTTGCTTCATACATGACATATAAAGGGTTTAAATCAAAAGTGCGTGAACTGGCCCGGATTATAGGGGCAAAGGAAGTCACGGTGGCAGAGGATGAAGGGCAGCAGGCTATTGGGTGTTTGAGTTATTGGAGTTGTGAACGGGATGTACTGGTGGTGCTATTCAGAACGGAAATAGAAGTGCCGGACGGGCAGCGCAGGCAATTTAATGTCTATGACCCCAGGGAACTTTTTAAATAAATACAAGGCTGGGCCAGCGGCCAGACGGGCAGGAGGTAGGAGCATGAAGGCAAAATGGAATATAACAAAATGGTGCAAGTCGATTACAGATAGCGGGGAAGATGAATACACCGGGCGTGATGTTGAGGGATGTGACCGCCGTTTCCGTCTTCTGGATGATGATGGGGTGGTTTACGCATATGGAAAAGCAAGCGAAGAAACCTTTGAACCTTTGAACGCTTACAAGTATGTATATGGTTGCACAGAAATTCAGTACAAAGACCCAAAAACAGGAAAGTATATAACGTTGTAGTAATTACCCGCACCGGAGGAACGAAGGCAGAAAGGTGGTACATATGAGCGAAAAGAAAATGCGGATATTGAGCATCATCAATTTAAAAGGCGGGGTGGCAAAGACCATCACCAGCGTTGTGTTTGCATATATCCTGGCCGTGGTATTTGGTTACCGGGTGTTGCTGGTGGACAATGACAAACAGGGTGACGCTTCCAGGCAGTTGCGCCGGAGAAGCACAGACCGGAAGGGCATTGAAGAAATCATGTTGAGCCGCAAGGCGGATATGAAAAGGCTTATTCAGAAGACGGAATATGAAAACCTGGATATAATCACGGCAAATATGAAGCTGCTGAAAGCAAACCTGGAAGTTATGCTGGACCAGCAAAGACCGCAGCAGAACAGACTTGAAAAGGCCCTGGCATCCGTGGCCGGAGAATATGACTTCTGCATCATTGACAATGCGCCGGACATTAACATTTCAACAATCAATGCACTGGTGGCATCTGATGACGTTATTGTGCCGCTGGAAATTGATGACAATACAACGGAAGGGCTGCCGGAATTGGTGGAGCAGGTGGAGAACGTCAAAGAAGACCTAAACGAACACTTAACCTTCCGTGGCTGCCTGGTAACAAAATTTGACGGGCAGAACGAAGCACATGTGCAGGGGGAAGAATTATTGCGGGTCGGGGAATATCCGGTATTTGATAGTCACATACGGGTTTCAAAGAAGGTTTCTGAAAGCACATTCAACCGTGAACCTGTTTTCCTCTATTCAAGGCGTTCCGCAGCGTCAATGGATTATCTAAAAGCAGTAAAAGAATATCTGGAAATGTTGGGGATTATGTGACCGAATTGGGCACATGAAAGGAGGAAAAAACCATGGGGAAAACCCGCAGCGCATTTGATTTAAAGGAGTTATTGAACCAGCGTTCTAAGCGGCAGGAAGACCAGATGCAGCAGCCAGAGTATGCAGAGAAGATGGACATTATCACGCTGGATGCATTTGAACTTATACCATCCGAAGATAACTTTTACAGTACGGAAGAATTAGAAGGCTTAATGTTTACCATAGCATTGCTGGGAGTGCTGCAACCACTTCTGGTGATACCATGCGAAGGAGGGTACAGGATAAAGGCGGGGCACCGCCGCCGCCTGGCCTGCATGGCGCTGGTGGAAAAAGGACTGGAACAGTTTAGATATGTTCCGTGTGTTATCAAGAATGAGCAGGAGGACGGCGCAGCAACCATTCTGAACAGCACAGATGCAGGAGGAAAAGAGGGAAACGAACTTGATACCATCCTGGAACGTCTTACACTCATTATGGCAAATTCCTTCCGTGATAAATCGGACTGGGAGAAGATGGAAGAAGCGTTGCAGCAGGAAGCGTTGATTGAAGAACTAAGGAAAATTATCAAGGTAACGGGGCGGACCAGAACCATATTACGGGATATGACTGGCGGGAAGCTAAAGGAAGCCCAGATGGGCAGATACAAGAATATTAAAAACAACCTCTGCCCGGAACTGATGGAAGAATTTAAAGCAAAAAATATCAGTGTTTCAGTGGCAAATGAAGCCGCCGGATTATCAAAGGAATACCAGCAGCAGGCACTTGAAATATTGCGCTTCAACCTTGCATTAACTCTGCCGGATGTGAAAAAGCTGAAAGAGTTAGAAGACGCTGCAAAGCAGATACCGGGGCAGATAGAATGGCCGGAACGGCAGCAGGAAGCACAGGAAGGAGGGGCAGAGGAAGAAGACCAGGAAGATGACCAGGAGCCAGAGAAAGACCCGCTGGAAGGCCATATGAACCAGCCAGAGGAAGACACGGCAGAGGAACAGGAAGAATTTGAACCAAAGCCGGAATATATCAATTCTTTGTGTTATTCATGCCTGCATTACAGCACATGCCATGTGAAGACAGGAACCGTGAAGGAATGTGACACATATGTGAATAAGGCAGAAGCAGAGAAAACAGAGGAACAAAGGTATTCAGAAGAACAGGACCGCATTGACAGGGAAACGAAGAAAGAGTTGCAGCGGCAGCAGGATGAAGAACGTATGCAGCAGCTTCCGGGAGAAAGAAAACCGAAAATACATGTCATCCGCTTTCCTGCATCCCAGTGGGATGATGTTACACAAAACATTCAAACTTTTCTTCTGCTGAAGGATGACGGATACAGGGTAGGGGATGAACTGAATATGCAGGAGTATAAAGGCGGTGAATTTACTGGTGGGGTTATAGATGCAGAAATCACGTACATGGTAAATGAACATTCTGGACTTGTGGAAGGTTTTTGCATTGCAGGGAT